AAGGGCAATAATCATATTATGTTTTTATATGGTTGGGTTCAAGAATGGTATAAACATGATAACCATAGAGCTTGTATTGGGTATTCAGTTTATGAAGGAGATAATCCACCAAGTAGTTGGATAAACAATATGAATAATCCACACATAAAAGAATTGTGGGTACCAAGTAAATATGTTAAGAAAACATATATAGATGTTGGTGTTAAAACCCCTATAACAGTAGTTCCACATGGGGTTACTAATATATATAAACCCTTGAAGGTTGATAAGAAGGAAGTGTTTAAAGGGGTAAAGGGTAGTGAGAAATTCCATGGTAAATTTATCTTCTTTGGTATGAGTGCTATATGTGGTATTTCAAAAAGAGATAGAAAAGGTTTGGACATTCTACTCACAGCTTATGACCAAGAGTTTGGAAAGGATAAAGATGTAGCGATAGTTTTGAAGTTGAATATAAACTATGCTTTGGGTTTGAATATTGATAAAGGGCAACAGTTTGATTTATCACATTACTTAGGACAGTTCTTAAAATCTTCAAGTAAGAATGTGTTTGTATTAATTCAAGACTTAACTGAAGAGCAGTTGGTGAAGACATACAACGCTATTGATTGTGGAGTGTTTCCTGCAAGGTCTGAAGGGTTTGGAATGTGCCAGTTGGAAATGATGGCTTGTGGTAAGCCTGTAATTACAACTGGGTTCGGTGGAACATTGGACTTCAGTCAAAAGGATTTAAGAATCAAAGTTGATAAGATGAGGTTAGCAGAGTTTGATAATGTTGCTGACCAAAGGGAACCATACATAGGGAGCAAGTGGGCTGAACCTTCTGTTAAGCACTTAAGGAAGTTAATGAGAAGAGTCTATAACAATTATGCTAATGAAAAGAAAAAAGCTAAAGCTCATGGTAAATCCATACGAAGTAAGTATTCGTGGGATAAGATTGGTAAAATTGTGGAGAGGAGGATTGAACATGTTCATAGAAAATTTTCTCATTAGGAGATTTATGTTTGAAATGTTGCACATAAACACATACGCCAAAATGGTTAATACATACATATGGATTGTAAAAGGTTCAGGAATAAAAGATAGAGCTCTCAATGGGATATTAATGGGAGGATGAAAAGATTGGAGGTTAGAAAATGAAAAAGATAATAGTTTGTGTGTTAGTATTGTTAATGATACTAACAACAGGATGCGACAAGGTGGATTATAAAGAGGAGTTAGATAGTTTGGATGATGAATATAAAGATTGTGCATATGTAGATGAAGAATTTAGAGAAAAAGTTATATATGCTTATGCAAATGATGAAGTAACATTAGAAGAATATTTGGAAGTGTTGGAGAAAAGACAAATTAACTTTCTGGAATGTATGGATATACTTTATAAGAAAAAATCATTTATAGAAACAAACTGGGATATGTTGGAAAAGAGAAGATTGAAACCAGAGTTTTTGAGAGAAGATATAAAAGAAAAAATAGAATTCAACAGAATTGTTGAGGTAGATTTAGATAATGCAATTGTATCTATCAAAGTAGCAATTCAGGAGTAAGGTATGGAGCAAGAAGAAAAAGAGAAAAGAGAAGAGATTATGAGTATGATTGCTAAACGGTGGGCTGACCCTGTAACTCGTGTTGAAGATATATTTAACATTAGAACTGCTCATGGTGAGTTAATTCCTATGAAGATTCCTGAGCCACAAAAACAAATGCTTAGAGATGGTATTCTTGGTAACAGTAGAGATTTAATTAAGAGAGGACAAAGTTATATGTCTATCACTGATAAGGGAAGACAGATTGGTTTCTCTTATATTGTAGCTGCTGAAAACATTTTGATAGCAGAGGACTTTCCAAATACTTTTATCTATTACATCGCTACAAGAGGAGAACAGGCAAGGAAGTGGTTGGGTAAGTTTAATCAACTTGTATTAGATGCGAATCATTACCCTAAAGAATTAGGTGGGGGGCCTATTATTAGAGCAACTAATATTGAGAAAGTATTTGAGAAGGTAATAAATAACACAACGATTTATGGATTGTCTGCTAATCCTGCTGGTATCAGAGGAGATACTGCTATTAGTGTTGTTATGGATGAAGTTGCTTGGATGATTAGATTTCATAATCAACAAGAGGAAACTTGGAAAGCTATTAAGTACTTTGTAAGACAAGGTGGTTCAGTAAGACTTCAATCAACACCAAGAGTTAATGATGATATGTTTTATTCTACGTATAAAGAACCACACAAACATGGTTTTAGAAGTTATTATTGTCCTGTTATTACAAATTGGAAAGATTTAAATCTTGCTGAACCTTTGTATATTGAACTTGATAATGAGAAGAGAGTTGCAAGAGGTATGAAAGAGTTGGATGATGAAGATAAAAAAGACTTGATACAAAAATATAAACAAAAGAATTTCATTGTGGGTGAGAGTTTTATTAAACAAAATGTTATTATTCCTTATCCTTGGGTAAAGCTTTTAGAGTTAGAACTAGATAGAGTAAGTGACTTGGAACAGTTTAAACAGGAGAATTTAGGTATTCCTATGGATGAAACTTTTAAGTTGCTTAGGTCAGAATGGATTTATCAAAATGCTATTAATGAACCTGAGTGGGAAGACAGAGGAACTAGTATTAATCCTTTCTTTATGCTTGTAGATATTGCACAGGTAAGAGATATCACTGCTATTACTATTGTGGAAAAAGTAGGGGATGTTTATTGGGAGAGAAGACTTGATGAAACACAAGCGTCTTATGATGTTCAGGTTGAATTGATGTGGAGTTATTATCTTAAGTTTAAACCGACAGTAGTTGCTATTGATAACACAGGACATGGGAGAGTTATTGGGGACTTACTTCAAAAGAAGTTAAGAGACTTTCGTTTGAGTAGTGAAATACTTATGAGGATTGATTTCACTTCTTCTTCTAAGGAACAAATGGCTTTAGGATTCAAACGTTTGGTTGCACCACCAAACAATCGGTATAAGTTTTTGGTTAATGAACCACACCATGAGAGAGCAATACGTCATTGTACGAGAGTTGAAAGAATAGCTAGTGATACTACCACAAGATATAGTGGAAAGATGCATGGGAGAGACGACCACTTTTGGAGTAAAGCCCAGATTATACTTGCTGATGGTATTACACTACAAAAGATTAGAGCAAGTTTTGGTGCTATTAAGAAGCATGGTATGGTTACTTTTAATAAGAATAAGTCAATAGCAACTCAGGTGTTGGAAAGAAAGATTAAGATTGGTAAGGATGAAATAACATTCAAGCCTGGGATTGACCTTAAAGTTAAAGCAAGAAGGATATTCGCTATTGATACTACTATCAAACAGTTGGAAGGTTTAACTGTTGTATGTAACATACATAATAGAATTACTACGAAACTTTTATGTTGTGGTTGTAAGGAGAAATGTAATGTGCATGAGTATATCAACTCTATTTGTTTGAGGAAAGGTATTACTAAAGAAGAAGTCTGGTTAAGACAGAAGAGGTATGAGAAATGAGTTGGAAAGAAAAAGCAAAAGAAGAAGCAAAAAAATTGATTGGTCAAATATTTATCCCTGGTGAGGAATGGACTGATAGTGATGATGATAAAGTTATTGCTAAAGTTTTGTCTGTTGCTCAAAAAGAGATAGATAGATGTAAACAAGTGTTCCAAGAAAGAAGCGATAATAATATTATACCCTATAAGGAAGAGGTTGAACCTTTAACACAAGTAATAGAAGAACTTAGACAAGATTTTAAGGAAAGAAATGAAGCTGATTTGAGTTTTGCTGCAAAAGCATCTGATGTAATAAGTGGGCTTCATAAAGAAATTAAATCTATAAAAGAAATGATGTTTAAGGTGAACAAAAAATGATGGATTGGGAGAAAAAAGCTAATAGGGTGTCGGATGAAATACTTAATGCTGGTTGTGAAGCTAATATGAAGTTTAAAGGGGAGACTGCTGTTCAGAAAGTTATAGAAATTGCAGAGAAAGAATTGGCACATTTTAGGAAAACTCGCATCCCAAGATGTTTTTATTGTCATAAGCCTTTCGTGAATGGTGTTGATAGTAAGACCAAAAAGGTTAGTAAGTATTTATGGGTTCCAACTTGTGAATGTGTTAAGAATATAGAAATATATATAGGGTGAAAAAAAATGAAAAAAGATATAGAAAGTCATTGTATTAGGCGTGATAAAACTGATAGGCATGATGTAGTTGATGTGAGTAAACATATTCATACTTGGAATGATTATAATGAGAAAAGTATGTTGTGTTGTAGCACTTGCGGTATGACTTTTAATAAATACTTAATAGAGGAAAAGAAATGAAAAAACCAGATTTTTTGAGAAAACCTATGACAATTGAAGTTAAGGAGATAGCAGGTATTACTCCTGAGGAACTACTTAGAAGAGTTAAGATTCCTCTTATTCCTAAGAAAGACCCGATTGAGAAGATTGTTGTGAAAAGCTTTGGGAAGCACCCAAATTACGTTAAACCACCTGTTTTTAAAGTATTTTTAAATAATATCTCCAATATAATTAGGTTAAAGTATAAGAATTTAGTTACGAATGTAACTTTTTACTTTAAAAAGATTGCTAAGTTGAAGGGAGTTCTCACAATTCCCAGCTTCATCATCCTTCATGGAACCATGGGATTATTCATACTAATAACCTTTTTTGGATTCATGATAAGCTGGGAAAGTTTGATTCACATTGTTGCGTGTGGGTCTGTTTGGTACCTGATTTATGATTTCGTCAAAATGATGAAGGAGAAAACCGTAGAATGAAAACATTACGAGAACATTTTGGTGTGAGACTTAAAGAACGAACTTCGGTGATTGGGTCATACACCCCTTTTGAAAAGGACATATACAGAGAAAGATATTGGAATCCGCATGAAGAGATGTATGAGTGCATTAGGATGTATAATGAAAACAGCTTCGCTCAGTCAGCAGTAAACACTATGAAGTTATTCATTATGGGTAGAGAGATTAAATTCACAGCAGACAATGAGTGGACACAAAAGACTGGACAGATGTATATTGATTCTATTGAGATGTATGAATTTATGAGTGAAGTTATTGAGAACTGTATTAAGACTGGTAATGGTTATCTTGAGAGTGATTTTGATAGGATTTCTAAGTTGAGAAATAAGTTCTATCCTATTGCGGATAGTAGTAGAATCTACATCAGTTGTAATGAGCATGGCTTACCTAAGACTAAAGACATAATTGTTAATGTTAATGGAGACCAAGTAAAACAAACTGTGTATGATGATGACGAATTCTTTTTGCAAAGAATTGAGCCTGGGTTCTATCATCCAAAAGCGAAATGGTTTGATATGACTTACGCAGTAGGATTCATGTTCAGGAAGTTTAAGATTTATGCCATTCCAATTCACAAGGATAAAATTATGCACTTTAAGTTGAACGTTGGCGATACGGGAGTGTATGGTAGGAGTGAGATGGCAAGTGCGTTGAATGACAATTTGATTATGCGTGAAGTTGAGTCAGCACTTGCAACGATTGCTAAGTTCAAAGCAGTACCGAGAGACATAATACAATATGGTGATAAGGACATGCCTGCCGATACTGAAGAGACAGATGATTTTGTAGCTTACATGGAAAGTTTGGAAAAAGATGAGACTGCAATAATCAATAAGCCTTTAAAGAGGGAAATACTTTCTTACGCTGGTCAAGACATCAATTTAGAGTATGTAATTAAGCACATTAGCAAAAAAATTATCAGTGGTATTGCACCAGACTTTATGATGGGTCTTGGTGACCAAGTGAATAGAGCTACAGCAGGACAAACATTACTTGCTTATGTGTTAGCTATTTATTCTAAGAGAAAACTATTCTTAAAACCACTATTAAAACATATTGTAATTCCTTGGTTGAGGCATAAGAAGTTGGATACCACAGGAGCCGATTTGGAATTTGGTGAGTTAGACTTTGAAACTAAGGCAGAAAAAGAAACAAGAATACTACAACAGTGGAATGCAAACTTAATAACACTTAACCAAACACTGGAAGAACTTAATAGACCTCAGATAGGAAAAGAAGGAGAAGTATATAATTTGGATTGGCAGAATAAGATGATGCCTGATTTGATGGGTGGGCTTCCAACGTTTCCTCCTGAAAAACTTTCTTCAGGGAATAGTAAAAAAGAAGGACATAATAATAATAACAATCACACTCATTCGGAAGCTGCTCTTTACACCCCCAAACCTTTTGTCCTTGATGCAGCTTCTAGTAATGCAGAAATTCTAAGGGAAGCTGCCCCAAATCCTGCGGAAAGCGATGAAGAATCGCCCGTAAAGGAAGAAGGTGTCTTCCCACATAATCCTACAGGCACATTACATATTCAAAGGTACATGGCAACTATGATTCGTAAAGTGTTTAGAATGAAATTGAATGAGATTATGAAGTCATTAAAGATGAATCAGAAGAAGATTGAAGAAAAGATAAGAACAGAAGCTACAATAGGAGTGGAAGCAATTAATAATATTAGTTCTTCAATGATTGGTTTGGGAACTTTGATTAAGCCTATAATCAGTGAAGCTATAAAGTCTTCATGGCTTCGTGGTAATACCAACATGGCTTCAGCGTTACACGCAGGAAAGTTTATACCATTTCAAGTAAGACAACTACAAACATTACAACAGAATGCTTTTGAATATGTTAGTAAGTTCTCAGAAGATAAGAGAGTTGAGTTGAGGGAGATACTCACAGAAGGTGTATCACAAGGTGATTCTATTTCAACAATTTCCAGTCAGATTAGGGAGAGTTTTAATGTAGTAGCTCACCGTAGTGAGTTGATTGCAAGGACTGAGATTATAAGAACGTACAATGAATCAAGTATTGCTGCGATAAAACAATCGGGTGTGACAGACCAAGCAAGATTTATCACTGCTTATGATGATAGAGTGTGTAGTCAATGTAGACCTTTAGCTAATAAAGTATTCAAACTATCAGCGTTAAAGAAGGGAGTTAATAGACCTCCACTACATCCACAGTGTCGGTGTGCTATAGTGCCACATATTGAGGTGAAATCATAATGGACGAAACAGACATTTATGACGTAGAAACACAAACGAACTTATTAGAAAATGGTGAGATAACTTCTGCCGAAGCAGGTTTTATGCAAGGACTTGGAGAAGAAGATGAAGAAGAATAATGGGAGTTAAACTAAATGGCAATTGATGATTATGTGAAAAGGGAAGGAGTGATTGAAGCTGCACGTCCTTTAAGAGTGGAAGAAGTTAGAGAGTTAGCAGGAGATAGAGATGTTTTATTGGATGCTTTATTTGATGCTTTGCTTGATGAAGAAGTAATTGTGAAAACTGGAATCCATCCAAGTATAGATTCAGAGTTGGAAACATTCAGAGGAGGTTACCAAGAGCAAGTGTATAAGTTATACAATGAGATATACATACAAGTGTTGGTTACAATACTTAAAAGAAGTACAAAAGAAGAAGGAGCACACTATATGGGAGGAAAACCCAGAATAGCTAAAGATATAGACATAGGAGATTTTGGAAGAAGATTGGGAGGTTAAAACAAAATGGCATTAAGAACATTAAAATCACCCGTAAGAACAATGACAGGTGTAACTGATACTTACACTTTTGAAAATGTTCACGGGAAAGTAAAACAAGTTGCAATTAAACCAAGTGGAGTAAGCACAGACTTTAAGATATCTTATGTAGTGAATGATATCACACATTACATTATGGGAAGTGCTGGTGCTGCAGTTAGTGTTGCAGCAGTTGGACAAGTATTTTATCCAGTTGAAGTAAGATGTTTAGCTGATGGAGTTGATTTAGTAACAGCTGCAAACATCCATGCTGAGATTCCAGTAAACGCACATGATATAGTAGTTGCCGTAAGTAATGGTGCAGTAACTGAAACTTGGTCAGTTGAAATTGTTGTGGAGGAATAAGGATGAAAATCAAAACACTAGAACCAATACACCCAGAAGAAAACCTTTTAGGTAAGAAGAAAAGTAAATCATTTATTATGCATGAAGGAATGATGATTGAAGTAACAACAGGCCCAGGAGGTCATGTTCCTGATGCAACAGGACCGCATGGTAGAGGTATGGGTCCAGGACAGGGTAAAGGAGATGGCACTGGATTAAAGAAGGTAGCTGAAGAAGAACCAGCTGAAGAAGGAATTACTCCTGGCACACCAGATGGAACTGGACCTTATGGAAGGGGAGCAGGACCAGGTAATGGAAAAGGAGATGGGACTGGTTTAGGTATTGACCCTCAAGAATTAGCTATGGGTATAGAAGTTGAAATGGAACATACCCAAGACGCAGCAGTAGCAAAACAAATAGCTTTAGACCATTTAGCAGAAATGCCTGATTACTATACAAAACTAAAACAGATGGAAGGTGGAGATAAAGTGGAAGAAGAACTTGAACCAGAAGAAGCAGTTGACCCACTGATAGGAGATACGAAAGTGATTAAGGAACCTAAGGATTTTATGAAGATGAATGATGGTGAATTGGATATGTGGGTTAAAACCAAGCAGGAAGAAGTTGATGCAGCAGATGGTATAGGGGATATTGAAACTAAAAAGATACTGGAGAGAGGTCTTAAGAAGGCTTTAAGTATACAGGCAGGAAGGAACAATGAACCTGGAGATGAAGTAGTAGCTCAGGAAGAAGTTGATGATACTTTAGAAGAAGCATTACCTCCTGGGGCTAAGAGTGTTAAGAGCCCAGCTGATGTACCACAAGGATGGGGTGTTGTGAAAGGTAAGCGTGGTGGAACTTATGCAGTGCCACCAGCAGGTGGAGCTAAACCTGGAGAAGAACCCACTAAACCAACACCAGCAAGTGGGAATGAACCAATAGTAGGAGAGGAACCAGA